AAGCCAAACTTGCAGTCAAAGGAGTGTACGCACAATACAGAGCAGAGAATGGAAGTGGTCCTAGGTTAGTACAAGGTGCTGTAAGTGGTTCATCTACTATGCCTTTTAAATCAAATCAAGAACTAGCACGTGCTATGTCCAATCCTAAATACAAGAGTGGAGATAAAGCATATCACGAAGAGATTGACAGACGAATAGCTGTTAGTCAGAATTACATTTAAATTTTTGAAGCCTTGGACTCCATCTTTTTTCTTGCCAGTGTTGGTTCTGGTTCTTTTTGGTGGATGTTCCAAGGCTTCTTTTTATCCCTTAGCAGGAAGTGTAGGTGGAGCTACTGTTGGTAGCCTTGGTGGTCCTGGTGCTGCTGCTGGTGGTGCTGCCCTTGGATGGGGACTAGGAGAAGGAGCTAAGTTGATGGAAGAGAATCAAGGATTAGCAGATAAAGTCAAAGCTATATCAGAAGGAGATGTACAGGAACTTGTACAACAGCAATTAGATGCTAACATGGACAATGGCTTCTTTGATGATATGTTAAACGAAGTGTATGGTCTGTTGAAGCTTTGCTTAATAGGTGTTATACTTTGGAATGTAGTCCCTTTAATTTATACCCGATACGTACACAATAAAACAAAATAATGAAACCTCAGCTCGAAAGATTGATAAGAATTTATAACTCCATGAATAAGAAGGAGAAAGCTATTTTCTTGACCCTTGCTGCTTTAGGTGGAATTATAATACTTAATTTACTTTAATAGACAATTAGTATGACTAATGTTAAGACCCACTGCGGTGGACAATCTCGATCAAAGGTTAAAACGAAAGTCGCACAAAACAAATACTAATAATAACAATTACAACAAACATATATTATGGCTAACGGAAATACAAGCCCATCAAGAGTGGGTATGGTTAACAGTGCAGGTGATGTAGATGCTTTGTTTCTTAAGAAGTTTAGTGGAGAAATCTTACAAACTTTTGAAGAATCAAATGTCTTCAAACCTTTACACACTGTTCGCACAATCGAAAACGGCAAATCAGCTCAGTTCCCAGTTACTGGCGTAGCTTCAGCTGCTTACCACACTCCAGGCGAGAACATCGCTGACAGTGGAAACTCTTATTTGAGCGACATCAAGAAAGCAGAGAAAATAATTACCATCGATAAGATGTTACTTGCTTCTACTTTCTTGGCTAACATTGACGATGTAAAGAATCACTACGACATCCGCAGCGTTTACGCTAACGAGTTGGGTAAAGCTCTTGCAGTTCGTTTTGATACTGCTATCGCTAAGACATTCCTTGCTTCTGCTCGTTCAGCTGCTGCTGTTACTGGTGGTAAAGTAGGTGGTATCTTAGATGTTTCTGCTAATGCAATGGGAGACGGAGCTGATTCAACTGATGATGCTGATAATACTGATCCTACTGGAGCAGAACTTATTGCTGCTCTTTTCACTGCTGCTCAAAAGCTTGATGAGAATGATGTACCTAGTGACGGACGTTTCTGCGTTCTTCGTCCTAAAGAGTACTACAAGCTCATCACAGGTGGAAGCGGATCGTTGGTAATCAACAGCTCTGGAGTTAATAAGGATGTCGGAGGCGAAGGTTCTCTTGCAACTGGAAACATTCCTATGGTAGCTGGTATCAGCATCTATAAGTCTAACCACATTCCTTCAACTGATTTATCAGCTGTTACGACTGGGGATGGTGCTTCTAACAATGATGTCTTCGGTGCTTCTGGAGCAGGGTACAACGGTAACTTCACTAATACTTTAGGTGTTGTTGCTCACGCTGCTGCTGTAGGTACAGTTAAGCTTCTTGATCTTGCTACTGAAAGCGAGTATCAAATTGAGCGTCAAGGAACACTTTTTGTTGCTAAGTATGCTATGGGTCACGGAGTTCTCCGTCCTGAGTGTGCTATCGAATTACAGAAATAGTTCTCTCTCGGTATTGGGTGGTCTGCGATTCGTTCCGCACCCTCTACTGATTTTTTTATCTATCATAAAGAAAAGCTATGGGACTGACTACTAAACTAGAAGCGGTGAATATAATGATCTCTGTCATAGGAGAATCACCTGTTAATACTCTAGGAGGTACAAGCGTACCTGTTACTGTTATTCAGTCAGTCCAAGTACTAGACGAAACCAACAAGGCTATTCAATCAGAAGGATGGCATTTTAATACTGAATACGATTATCCACTTATTCCAGATGCTTCTACAAGTAAGATCACGTTACCAGTAAACACTTTAAAAATAGACCTAGACCCTGAAATATATACAGACACTGATCCTGTACAACGAGGTCTTAAACTTTACGACAGGAAGAAACACACTGAGTTGTGGACCAAAAACTTGAAGGCAATTATAACTTTTGAGTTAGCCTTTGAAGAACTTCCTGAACAATTTAGACATTACATAACTGTTAAAGCTGCTCGTATCTTTGCTACTAGATTCTTAGGAAGTAGAGAGATTGAAGGATTTGCTTTAAGAGACGAGATCGAAGCAAAAGCTAGGGCTATTGATAGTGACTCAGAAAGTGCAGATAGAACTATCTTTGATAACTACAGCGTACTTAGAGTCCTAGATCGATAATGCCTTTGATAAACACCAGTGTTCCTAATCTTGCCCAAGGAGTATCACAACAACCTGACAACCTAAGATTTCCTGGACAATGTGACGAGCAGATAAATGCTTGGTCAACTGTAGTAGAAGGACTTGTTAAAAGACCTAACAGTAGATTCTTATATGATACTGATCTAGGTGCTAATATAGGTGCTAATTTATTCACACACTTTGTAGATCGAGACGATGAGAATCAATACCTAATCACTTACGATTCTACTAATGGATTAAAAGCTTTTGATCTTACTGTCTCTATATATGGTACAGGAGAGATAGATATTATAGTTCCTTCAGTTGCAGCTACTAACTATCTAAGCACCACTAATCCTTTAAAAGATTTAAGAGCTTTAACAATAGCAGACTCTACCTTTCTTCTTAATACTTCTAAAGTAATAGAAAGGGACAGAGCAGTAGAATTTAGAACGAAAGACTTAGAGACAGATGCTTTGATTTTCGTCAAGCAAGGAGACTATGAAAAAGCTTACAATATTTATATAGATGGTGGTTTAGTTCCTCCTGCTTCTAGTCTAGCTGCTTCTCATAAATACACAGACAATCATTGGACTAGTCCTGCTGCTGACGCACCACAACCTGCTACTTATATCAGTGGCACTTCTGTAGGAGCTAAAGCAGGTATAAAGGCAGATACAGAGTTTATAGCTGAAGATTTAACAACTTGTCTAGATGCTTATGTCACTACTGCAACAGCTGTTAAAGGTGTTACTATATCAGGAGGTTTAGGTTGGGTTGTTTCAGGAGGAAATAGTTGGAGGGGATCAAGGTATTATTATGAGTTTTTCATAGATCAATATGACTCTGGGACTGACGCTTCAACAGCTTCTGGAGCAAAAGGTACTTTAGTAATAGGAGGAGATGGTTCAGTATCCTCATACAAATTGACACATGAAGGAGCTAATTATGTAGCGTCTAATACTTCAGGTATAAATACTAAATATACAATAAGACAAGTAAGAGAGTGGACTAAAAGATATTTTGGAAACTTTAAAAAACACCAAACAAGACATGACGTTATTGACGCATCTGTAACTTTAAATAATTCAGGTGCTGTTATCACTACTGTTAATCCTTTTGGTAGTACATTTCCTACTACTCTTACTATAAACGTGCCAGGAGATTTAGCAGGATTAACAATAACTAGAGAAGGGAGTGTTATAAAACTTACACACACTTCAGATTTTCGAGTTAAAGTATCAGATGGTCTAGCAGATCAAGGGTTAGGAGTAATCTATAAAGAAGTAGATAGTATTACTGACTTACCTAAATCTTGCTTTAATAGATTCAGAGTAAAAGTGATTGGTGATGCGGAGCTAGAGCAAGATGATTACTATGTATCTTTTAAAACAAAAGATAATGAGGATTTCGGAGAAGGTTCTTGGGTAGAGACAGGAGGTTGGAACAGTGATTTAACATCAGCAGGAAAGTTATCAGGAATAGATAGTGCGATAGATATCGAGACTATGCCTATCAGGTTAATACCTACACCAGCTACAGGTAAGATTACAGGTTTTGAATTACAGTTGGTTAATTGGTCACACAGGACAGCTGGAGATGACAGCACTAATCCATATCCTACTTTTATATCAGGCAGTGGTGATTTTGTTACGTATCTTAGTTCTAATTATTCTTGTGTAAAGTCTCACACTTCGAGTGTTTCAATCATACCTACCAATACTACTTATTGGAAAGCGGAAACAACAGTTCCTAGTAATACTCCAGAGTGGGGTTCAGGTCTTGGTTATATAGAAGGAAATAATAAAAGGATTAACGATTTATTCTTCTTTAAGAACAGACTAGGATTCCTTACGAATGATAGTATTATATTCTCAGAAGCTGATGAATACTATAACTTCTTCAGGACTACTACTCAATCACTACTCGACTCTGCTCCTATAGACGTAGGAATATCACACACTAAGATTAGTATACTTAAATACGCACAAGCGTTCCAAGAGAAGTTAATGTTATTCTCTGCTAAGACTCAATTTGTTTTGAGAGGAGGCGATTTGTTAACTCCTAAGACAGTTACAATATCTCCAGTTACTGAGTATGATGTGTCAGAAAGTATAAGACCGTTAGCACTCAGTAGTAATATCTATTTTAACTTTAAAAGGAATAGCTACGAAGGACTACTAGAATATACTGTAGATAGTAACACTGAGGTTTATAACGCTAATGAGATTACTCAACAAGTTAATA